CAATTGAAAGCATTATGCGTATTATTGAAAAATATGCAACAGTTGTTATTCGTGGCGCACTATATGGTACAAACCAAAAGTTTACAGTTGCAATTGAACAGCCAAATGATTCATTAGACTACGATGGTGCAGGCGCAGAAACAATTGTAGAACAAATTGAAGATGAAATTATTGCACTAACTGATTTATCAGCAGCAAGTCCAGCACAAATTGACTTTACTGGTGTTACTTGCACAGTAAAAACTACACTAGAATTAGCATAAGTTAGTACGTTTCATACTAATCCAAATAGGCTCTTCGGAGCCTATTTCCTTCTATAAATACTAGTATGGCAAAGAGTTTAGATGGCGTTCAGATTAAGAAGGCCCATAAAAAAGAAAAATATACACTTGAAGAAATCAAGCACTTAGAAAAGTGTATGGATCCTATTAACGGACCATTATATTTCTGTGAAAACTTTTTAACAATTCAACACCCTACCAAAGGTTCAATGAAATTTGTTCCTTACGGATTTCAACGAGAACTTATACAAGCATACGCAGAAAATAGATACTGTGTTGCTATGTTACCAAGACAGATGGGCAAAACAACTTGTGCTGCTGGTTATTTGTTATGGTATACAATGTTTACTCCTGAAGCACAGGTATTAATTGCTGCACACAAATATACAGGTGCACAAGATATTATGAATAGATATAGATTTGGGTATGAAACTTTGCCAGACTTTATTCGTGCAGGAATCTATACATACAACAGAAACACAATTGAATTTGATAACGGTAGTAGAATACAAGCAACTACTACAACAGAAGATACTGGACGTGGTAAATCACTTTCATTAATATACTGTGATGAGTTTGCATTTGTGCAACCACCAGAAAAAGCCAAAGAGTTTTGGACTGCACTATCTCCTACACTGTCAACAGGTGGTAAAGCAATTGTTACAAGTACACCAAACTCAGATGAAGATCAGTTTGCTATGATTTGGGCAGAAGCAAATAAAAAGTTTGATGAACACGGCAATGATAAAAAAGTAGGAACAAACGGATTTTTTCCTTACTTTGCTCCTTGGGTGGAACATCCAGATAGAGACGAAGACTGGGCAAACCAGGAACGTGCAAAGATCGGCGAAGAAAGATTCCGTCGTGAGTTTGATTGCGAATTCCTAATCTTTGATGAAACATTAATTAACAGTGTTAAACTAGCAACACTTGAAGGCAAAGAACCAATTGCTAATACAGGTCAAACACGTTGGTACAGTAAAATTAATCCTAAGGCTACACATTTAATTGCACTTGATCCTAGTTTAGGTACAGGTGGCGATTATGCTGCTATCCAGATATTTGAAATGCCTGCAATGAAGCAAGTTGGAGAATGGCGACACAACCTAACACCAGTACAGCAACAAATACGTGTATTACAAGATATTCTAAAATATATTGCTAACGAGCAAACAGCAGCAGGCAATAATAACCCTAATATCTACTATAGTGTAGAAAACAATACTATTGGTGAAGCAGCACTAGTTGTTATACAAGATATTGGTGAAGAGAACTTTAACGGATTATTTTTAAGCGAACCTATTAGAAAAGGACACGTAAGACGTTATAGAAAAGGGTTTAATACTACACACAAAACTAAAATTACAGCGTGTAGTTTGTTTAAAAATGCACTAGAAAAAGATAAGATGCAAATATCAAGTAAACCATTGATATCTGAACTTAAGACATTTGTAGCAACAGGCGTAAGTTACAATGCTAAAACAGGTGAACACGATGATCTAGTATCAGGAGTACTATTGATTTTGCGTATGGCAGATCAACTAGCAAACTGGGATCCTAAAATATATGAAAAAATGACGGAGAGAATGACCGACGACGAGTATCCATTGCCGATATTCGTATCCGGCGGCTTTTGATAAATACTTATATGGACGCAACAAACAATATAGCAACAGACTTATTTTTTAAGGTTAGAAGCAGATTTTCTAATCTAAAACTTGGTGACGATTCAGGGCAAATTACAATTAATCCTGAAATGGCACGTTTTTTCGACTTTGATTATGTCGAGGAAGACAAAAAAATTGGACACGTAAGCATCAGTCTTGCTGAGCCTAACTCAATGAAAGTATACTTTTCAAATGGTATTACTGAGGGTATGGACAGGGATCAAAAAGATGGTTGGTATGGGTTTTTAAGAGAATTAAGAAAATTCTCAAAACGTAGACTATTAGCATTTGATACAAGAGACATTGCAAAAGATAATTTAGATAAACGAGATTATGCTTTTCTAAGTCAATATGCAAACCCAGCGTCGGACAATGATACAATTACAAAACCTGTCGGAGAGAGTGTAATGAATGAAAGTAATTTATATGGAACTAAAACACAAAGTTTCCAAAAACTAGAAAATACAAAACTTATTATTAAGCATAGTAAAAAACTTGCTGATGATATGGAACTAAAGCCAGGTGCTAGATCAAGAAATATATCTGCACTATTTGTACAAAATGAATCAGGGGAAAGATTTAAATATCCTTTCGTTCATTTAGCAGGCGCAAGAGCAATGCAGCGACACGTAGCAAACGGTGGCGCACCATATGATTCAATAGGTGAATCATTAATTAAAATGAGTGAAGAAATTGCTCAACTAAAAACATTTACAGGCTATGTTGTACGTAACGATTTGATGAACTCCGACACTAATCGAATTGTTGAACGTAGTAAAGTACAACTTGACACTCTTAGAGAAAGAATTGCAAAATTATCCAAACAGTCATACTACGAGGCTTTTAAAGAATCATTTGAGGCAAGAGCAGACGTTGAAGTAGACGATACGCAGATGGAACAATACAAAGATATGTTTACTGTTAAGAACTTTAAAGAAGACTTAACAGATGTATTTCCAGTGATTCATAGATTAATGAAAGAAGAAGAAACAGTAGGCTATGACGACATAGTCGGTATGACAGCAGAGGCTGATGATAACGTAGAAGTTTCAGATGAAATGAATGGAATGATTTCCGATTTGGTTGAAAAATTCTCTAAGTTCAGAGGCGGCAACGGAGACAGATTACCAGACGGTTATATACAGTGGGCATTGAACTCAGGCATTACTACAGACTTTGTTGAAGAAAATGAGGCTGAAGCAATGAGGGAAAAATACGGCGAAGAAGAATTTGAAAATGATCCGCTGGGACACGTTGACGAAATGCCAATTACAAAAGCATTTATGGATGAAATTGAAAAAATTACAGGCAATGATGACATTGATACGAATGCAAGAATTATTGATAAAGTTCAGTCAGGTGACGCTGACGAATCTGCATCAACAGACGAGATGGCAAAATTTGAGGCTTGGGTAGATGCACTGGGCGAAGAAAGTCCAATTCAAATTGCAGACCAAGAAGAAAAGGCAGATATGATTAGAAGTTTAAGTGAACTTACTAGTCAAGAATTTACTGCCGGTGTTGATGGTACTAATGCTATTACAAGTTTAGAAGGTATCATTGACGATCCTAAATTAGAGCAAGATATCAAAGCAAAAGCAACTGAAGATACAACAGCAGATGTAAGGCCTTTAGTTAAAGCGTGGATTGAAGAAAATGCACCAGACTTATTAGGCGAATTAGATTTTGGCGATATGGCAGAAGAACCTGCTGCTGAAGAACCTGCTGCTGAAGGGATCACAGATAAATTTATGAAAGATCCATCAATGGGTATGAACAAGTATGGACTTGCTGCTATTCAAAAGGACGGTATGTTCTTTAGTATTAAAGATAAGAAAATTACAGGCGGACCATTTGACAGTATTGATGAACTTAAAAAGCATCAAGAAGAATTAATGAACAAAGACTCCGATGATGACTACAAAGATACGCAACCAGAGTTAAAAGGTGGCGGTAGTGCATTCAAAGGTTTCAAAGGCAAAGATCCTGAAGCAGATGAACTAAATGATATTATGAAACTGTCAGGCGAATCATATAGCAAAACACAAGAAGCCGGCGATCCATACAGACAATCCAGTCTGCATATTGGACAAACGAATGATCCGATAATGTTTAAAGGCAAAGAAATTGATCTTGACAAACTAGACTATGATATGCAAGATATTAGTGACGGCATATATGAATTAAATGCTCCTGTGTATTACACAGACGGTACAGAAGTTGACGATTCAGATATGGCAGAGTTAGAAGAACTTCCAGAACTAAACGATTATATCTACCAAGATTATATGGACAGACAAGCACCACAAGAAGGAGCAGTTTCAGAAGGTGGCAATGCTTGGGATATGGCACTTACAGGCGGAATGGAAATTATTTCAAACTGTGATGACCAAGAAGAATGCATTAAGCAACTAGAAGCAGAAATAACAGGCGGCAAAGATGCTGATGATGCATATGCTGATATGATTACCAAAGACTTCATCGAAAAAATTAAAAAGCACGGACTTGAAAAAGTAAAACGTGATGTAGACGCTGAAGATATAATGGGTGAGCCTGTTGATTTAGAAGGACAAGAAACTGAAGGCAACGAATACGGCGATAAAGTTTCAACTCTTAAAGCACAAGGTGCTAAGAAAGGCACTAAGTTTAAAACATCAGATGGTGAAGAGCATACACTAGAAGGTTTAGCAGAATTTATTAAATCTTTTTATGATGAATCTACAAATACTTTTCCAAAAGGCCCAGAAGGTGTAGCAACAATGGTAGGCAAGAAGTTCGGTGAACAGGCTGAGCAGGTTGCACGTAAGATGGTAGAAAGAATGGCTCCTGCACAAGAACAAGGCGCAGAAGAACTAGAAGAACTAGGTAGAATTAAAGATCTTATTAAATTTTAATGATTTTACGTATTGATTTTTTACGTAAAGATGTTTAAATAATAGTGTAGTAGGAAACTGCTACACTATTTTTTTCACTTTATAAAGGAAACATTATGTGGACAAAGCCTCAAGCAATAGAAATGAGATTCGGCTTCGAAGTAACGATGTACATAGCCAACCGATAGACAAAGAAGTAGAAGAACACAAAGAAGTAAAGGTAGACATACGCAAACTAATTGAAACATTAGATTGCGAATAAAGAAAGGATCTTCGGATCCTTTTCTTTTGGCTAAACAAATCTATTTTAAATTAAAAATAGACTTGACGGGCTAAATAAAAGAGCATATAATACATAGTATGCATTAGGCATAAAATGACATTTTTTATTAGGCAAACAAAGGAGGCTAACAAATGGCATCATTAGCAGAAATTCGTGCAAAACTGCAGGAAGCAAACAATCGCTCAACTGGTAATTCTACTGGAGGCGGTGACAACGCAATTTACCCACATTGGAATATGCAAGAAGGCAGAGAAGCCGTGGTAAGATTCTTACCCGACGGTAACACTGACAACACATTCTTTTGGGTAGAACGTGCGATGATTAAATTACCATTCGCAGGTATTAAAGGTGAAACGGATAGTCGTAATACTATTGTGCAAGTTCCGTGTGTGGAAATGTACAATGACGGTACTACTTGTCCAATTCTATCTGAAGTACGTGGTTGGTTTAAAGACAAATCACTAGAAGATATGGGTCGTAAGTATTGGAAAAAACGTTCATATATCTTCCAAGGGTTTGTAAACGACGATCCTCTTAACGAAGAGAGAACACCAGAAAATCCTATTCGTAGGTTTATTATTGGTCCACAGATTTATCAAATCATTAAAGGTGCTTTGATGGATCCGGAGTTGGAAGAGTTACCAACTGATTTCCTTCGTGGTGTTGACTTTAGAATCAAGAAAACATCAAAAGGTGGTTATGCTGACTACTCAACATCACAATGGTCACGTAAAGAGCGTGCATTGGCTGAGAATGAGAACGCAGCAGTTGAACAACACGGTTTGTTTAACTTATCAGACTTCCTTCCTAAGAAGCCAGGCGAAGTTGAGCTTAAGGTTATGAAGGAAATGTTTGAAGCATCTGTAGATGGTGAAGCATATGATGCAGATCGTTGGGGACAATATTTCCGTCCAGCGGGTATGCAACAGCGTACAGGAGATCCGAATAAGGCACCACAAACGCCAGCGGCATCAGCACCTGTAACTGCTCCGACTGCTCCGGCAGCACCAGTAGCAACTGCTCCAGTAGTAGAAGCAACTGCGGCTCCAGCGGCAGCACCAGAAACAGTAACTACTGAAGACAATGGATCGGGTCGTGCGCAAGACATCCTTGCAATGATTCGCAACCGTCAGCAATAAAAAAGAGTTTATGAGAGTTCCGGCAAAAACCTCCGTACGGTAACCAGCGAGGTCTCTCATACTTTAACAAAGGAAAGGTAATTATGGCAAAAGCGTTTGACGTAACTAAATTTAGAAAGAGTCTTACAAAGTCTATTGACGGACTTGGTATTGGCTTTAATGATCCTACAGATTGGATCAGCACAGGCAACTATGCACTTAACTATCTTGTAAGTGGCGACTTCCACAAAGGTGTTCCACTAGGCAAGGTAACTGTATTAGCAGGAGAATCGGGTGCAGGTAAATCATATATTGCTGCCGGTAATATTGTAAAATCGGCACAACAACAAGGTATCTTTGTAGTACTAATTGACACAGAGAATGCCTTAGATGAGAAATGGCTACACGCATTAGATGTAGACACATCTCCAGAAAAGATTCTTAAACTTAATATGTCAATGATTGATGATGTTGCTAAAACAATATCAGAGTTTATGAAAGAATACAGAGATATGGCAGAAGAAGAACGCCCTAAAGTATTGTTTGTAATTGACTCACTTGGTATGTTACTAACACCTACAGATGTTGATCAGTTTAATAAAGGTGATATGAAAGGTGATATGGGTCGTAAGCCTAAAGCACTAACATCACTTGTACGTAATACTGTTAATATGATTGGTAGTTATAACGTAGGTATGGTATGTACTAACCACACATATGCATCACAAGATATGTTTGATCCAGATGACAAGATTAGTGGTGGACAAGGCTTTATCTATGCATCAAGTATTGTTGTTGCTATGCGTAAACTTAAACTAAAAGTAGACGCAGATGGTAATAAGACTACTACAGTACAAGGTATTCGTGCTGCGTGTAAAGTTATGAAAACACGTTATGCAAAGCCGTTTGAAGCAGTACAAGTACAGATTCCATATGAAACAGGAATGGATCCATACAGTGGCTGTGTTGACTTGTTTGAAGCAAAAGGTTTGCTGAAGAAAGATGGTAATCGACTTAAATATACAGACTTAAATGGGGAGGTCCATTTAGAGTATCGTAAAAACTGGACTGGCGATAAACTAAACTTAATTATGGAAGAGCTTGGTAAAGAGCCAGAGACTGTAGAAGTAGAGGAACCAGTCGAAGTCGAGTTAGAGGAACCAGTAACAAGCAACGGAGAATAAAAAGTATGAATAGTGATCTAATAGCAGATATATGGACTATAATGGTTGAACACATCGAAGAGAAGAAAAAGAAAGATGTGGCAGCAAGTTATATAAATGCGCTACTAGATTATGGTGTGAGCGAATCAGTTATTCAAGGACTGTTTGGCATTGACACTTATCTAGATGAAGCAGTCGAATACGTCTTGGATGATGAAGAAGTCGAAGACTATGATGAAGATGAAGATGATCGTTGGGATTAAAGTATGACAAATTGGTATGATCTAGTTTCGAAAGACATCAGCAAGATACCAGACGCTGTTGATTATTTCAATACGGAACTAATATCTGCAAAAGCAGAAATTAAAATTACTGGACGGATCGAGAAAGCATCAGCACACTTGCCTGCTTCCGTAGAAACTAGATTCAGCCAACTTCAAGAAATTGAAGCGATACTTGAATATCTTAATATTGAACTTCGTAGATTACGATCTTCACACTTTAGAAAATACGTTGAAAACTATCAAAGACAATTAAGTTCACGTGATGCAGAGAAATTTGTAGACGGTGAAGCAGACGTAGTTGACTTTGAAAAAATTATTAACGAATTTGCTCTTATACGAAATAAGTGGTTAGGGATTATTAAAGGACTTGATCAGAAACAGTGGCAATTGACTAACATTGTTAAGTTAAGAACTGCTGGACTTGATGATGCTACTTTGTAATTTCTAACGCTTTTTTCTTTTTCTCAAGATAATTTTTTACTACATCCGCAAGTTGTGCGTGTGTATCATTAAACCACGTGGCTACGTGATAATTAAATTTTTTAGGTTTTTGAAAATCTGAATTGCTAGTTACTGTATCCATCCAAACAATATAGTCTGGTTCTAAGTAATCTTTAGCATCATTTGAGTTACAGCGTTTGTCGATTATTACAATCTTGCCTGCTGCAACTATACCATCTACGTATCCACGTAGTTCATTTTGGTAACTATCTTTGTTAATATAAACTCCACCAACCAGCTCTGCGAATGGTTTTGCTAGTGTTGTTTTACCTGACCCTTCTGGTCCACAAATTAGTATTTTCAATATGTCCTCCTTGTTTCACTTCTATATTTACACATAAACTGAGCATATAAATAGAAGTATGAAAACAATTGTATTAGTAACCGGTGGCTTTGACCCACTACACAGTGGACACATTGCCTATTTCAAAGAAGCAAAGAAGCTCGGCGACAAACTTATTGTTGGCGTGAATAGTGACGATTGGCTTACACGTAAAAAAGGCAGACCATTTATGCCTTTTGATGAACGTCTTGCAATCATTAGAGAACTAGCAGTCGTAGATGATGTACTTTCGTTTGATGATAGTGACGATAGTGCGTGTGGTGCAATTTTTAAAGCAATGGCCACAAACGGCGCAGTTAAAATTCTATTTGCAAATGGTGGCGATAGAGAACAAACTAATATTCCTGAATACGAAACATACGGTGATCATCCTAATGTAGAATTTGCATTTGGTGTAGGTGGCCAAGATAAAAAGAATTCAAGTAGTTGGATACTTCAAGAATGGAAAAATCCTAAGACAGAACGTGCTTGGGGCTATTATAGAGTACTTCACGAATACGGTAAAAAAGTTAAAGTAAAAGAACTTACTGTAGAGCCAGGTAAAAAACTTAGTATGCAACGTCATCAAGATAGAGCAGAACATTGGTTTGTAGCAAAGGGCGAAGCAAGTGTATATACTATTAACAACGCAACAGACTACGAACTTCGTGGCACATTCAAAGAACACAAGTCACTGCACATAGGTAATAAGGAGTGGCATATGTTAGCAAATGAAACAGATAAACCGCTTCAAATAGTAGAAATTCAATACGGACGTAATTGTGTTGAAGAGGATATCGAACGCAAATGAACGATTGGATATTCTTAAGTAAGGATAATAAAGATCCGTATATTAATGAATTTGCAGCAGGTTGTAAATCTAGTACAACCGATGCCAACGACTTTAAGTATGACAGTGAAGATGAACGTCCAATCGTGCTCAGAGGAATACTTAAAAAGAAAATTATGCACAAGTGTTTTGAAGATAATAGAGATTTCTATTATATGGATACAGGATACTTTGGCAATGAAGTTACAAAAAGCAATCCTAACGGTTGGAAGTATTGGCACAGAATTGTTAAAAACGATTTACAACACGGCAATATTATTGAACGACCAGATGACAGATTTAAACAGTTTAAGAAAGAGTTTGCGCCTTGGAAGAAAAGCGGACGTAAAATTTTAATTGCTGCTCCTGATGAAAAGCCTTGTAAATTCTACGGTATTAATTTGGAAGAGTGGTTGCACACAACTGTTGCTCAATTAAAAAAATACACTGATCGTCCTATCGAAGTAAGACGCCGAGATAAACAAAGAAGCACACGTTTAACAGATACATTAGAACAAGCATTAAACAAAGATGTATTTGCACTAGTTACATTCAACAGCAATGCAGCAACAGAGTCAGTATTTCACGGTATACCTGTGTTTCCACTAGCACCTGCAAACTCTGCAATAGCAGTTGGGAGTAAAGATTTAAGTCTAATAGAAACACCTTACTATCCATCAGAAGATAAAAGATATGCTTGGGGTTGTCATTTAGCATACGGCCAATATCACGTAAGTGAATTAAGAACAGGCAAGGCCAAAAAACTTTTGGAGGAACAATGGAAAAACTAAAAGTATTTGTAGGATATGATCCTAGAGAAGACATTGCATATCAAGTATGCAAACACAGCATTGAGTCGAGAAGTCCTAATGCAGAAGTAATACCTTTAATACAAAAAGATTTAAGAGAGCAAGGGTATTATGACAGACCAATTGACAAACTAGCAAGTACAGAATTTACATTTACAAGATTCTTAGTACCTGAACTAAGCAACTTTAATGGCTGGGCAATGTTTATGGATTGTGATATGATCCTTACAACAGACATTGCAGAACTATTTGCACAAGCAAATGACGACTATGCTTTAATGTGTGTAAAGCACGACTATACACCTAAAGCAGGTATTAAAATGGACGGACAAGCACAAACTGTGTATCCACGTAAAAATTGGTCAAGTGTAATGCTTTTTAATTGTAGTCATCCAAGCAATCAAGATATTAACGTACAACTTGTTAATGATCCAACAGTTACAGGAAAATATTTACATAGATTTAGTTGGCTTGACGATAAAGAAATTGGAGAACTAAGTCCGGAGTGGAATTGGTTAGTAGGTTGGTATAAAGAACCACAAGACGGAACTCCAAAACTGTTACACTATACAGAAGGCGGTCCTTGGTTTGAAAACTACAGACACTGTCAATATAATCAACTATGGAAAAAAGAACTAAGTGAGATGATGAATGGATGAAACACTAGGACTTGAAGAATCATTAGTAAAAGGTAGCAACAACCGTCTTACGTTAGATGCTAACGATACTACTAAGCCGCAAGTTATACGTGGTGTAATCAAAGACCATCATCGAAATAATGCACAAGC